TTGGTGTTGTTGTTGTTGTTGTTGGTGTTGTTGTTGGTGTTTCGATTTTTTTTGTTTCTGTTGCTTTTGCGTCTGTTTCGGTTGCTGCGTCTGTTTCTGTTTCGGTTACTGCGTCTACTGCTTGAGATGTGTCGTCTGTTGTTGCGTCTACTTCTGCTGCTTTTGTGTTTGCGTCTGCGTTTGCGTTTTTATTTGCGTTTGCGTTTGCGTTTTTATCTGCGTTTGTGTCTGTTTTTGTTACTGCTGCTTTTTCTTCTACTTGTTTTGCTTCTGCTTCTGCTTTTGCTGCTTTTCTTGCGTTTGCCCTTTCTTCTAATCTATTATTCAAACCTTTTTGTTGTCTACCTTTTTCATATTGTTGAGATTCTGTAAATTTTTCTTTATCTCCTTCATATTCTTCTATTATTTCTTTTACTTCATCTTTTATAGATCGTTGATCTACTATTGTAGTATCACCACCTTCTTGAGTCAATTGTACATCTTTATATTTTTCCTTTTTTTCGGCAAGTTTATTTCGGTCTCGTATTCCTTGTAAATATTTATCAAGTAATTGTGATATTAATTTTCTTAATTCAATATTTTTTATTTTTATTTTTTGAATCGTAAATTTAATTTGTCTATCTTCTTTTGTATCAGTATCATTTTTTTCATCTTCATCAAATTTACTACATTCAACTCTATCTGCGAATAAATTATTCTTCTTGGAATTTATTAATTTAAACATTTTTTTGATAATATAATGATTTTCTTTTAATTCTGGTATGGTATACAATAAATATCTTAATTTTAAAATATTATTTCTTTCATCTATTATTTTTTGTTCATCACTATATACTATATTCTTTTCACTTGTTACACTATCTTCATTTGGTCCTTTTTCTTTACTTAATAATTTTTTATGATATACAATAGGAACATCAACATCTTCTAATTTACCAGTTAAACGAATATTATATCTATTTTTTATAAACGTTTCTATATCTAATTCATCCAAAACATTCTCTTCTACTTCTGTTTTTATATTTTTCTTTTTTTTTATATATTCTATTGCATCTTCAAAATCTAATTTAAAATCAGCAAAAAAATCTTTTTTATAAAATTCTTCTTCATTATGATCGATTGTTTCAGGACAAGTATTAAACAACGATAAATAATCTAATATAGGATTATTAGTAGGTTTTTTTGCAGCCTTGATTATAGAACAATTCATACCAATAGTACAATCATTATCTTCCTCGTCATCATCTTCTTCTTCATTTTCGTCATTTCCACCTTTATATAAATAATGTTTTGTAAAACTTTTGAAAATTCCTTTTAATATTTGTTTTCCAGAATCATATTTAGAAAATTGCTTGAAATGATATAAATAAGCATCATCTAATAATTGTAATATTATCTTTTTTTTATTCATTATTTTATTCTGATTTTTTAAATCTGTTTTATTCAATTTACGTTTTATCTTTTTACCATTCTTCATTTATAGTATTATAAATATTTATTTTATATTTAGGTTTTATATAGATGAAATTTTATACATTTTTTATCCTTAATATTATTATTAGTATTTGTATCACATTAATCACATATGATATATCACGTCCCCCAATTACATTATTTGTTGAATTTGATTCCTTAAAACACCTACGAAAATATTACAAAAATAAAAGTATATTCCAATCAGCATTTTATACATCATTCATTCATAGTATCGTCATTATTCTAACTATGCTAACTTACTACATCATATTTAATAACATCATTCCTAAAAAAGCAAAACAACTTTCCTATTTCATCCTTACCGGTATTCCCATATCATTTATCATGTTCTATATCACAAAATCACTTACTATATTTAGTGACCTAAAAGACTTCTATTCTCATGTCAATCCAGGAGTTGTCGGTGTCCTACGTTTCATCACCACTTCCACTTTCTCCTATATGTTCCAAAAATATACTCTTCCTCTATTATAATATACTATATACTATATACTATATACTATATACTATATACTATCAGCACTCAGAGGGAATTGAACCCTCGACCTTCCGCTTACAAGGCGGATGCTCTACCTACTAAGCTATAAGTGCTACTTCCGTTCAGCCGGAATCGAACCAGCGACCTAGAGATATCAACATTATACATATTATATGTATATTTATACTACAGTCTCCCGCTCTACCAATTGAGCTATAAACGGATATGAGTATTCTATTTGCATCCTGTGGGGTTCGAACCCACGCTCACTTAGTGAAATGGGGCTTAAGTCCATCGCCTTAACCACTCGGCCAAGAATGCATATGTATTTAATAGAATACTATTATATAGATAATATATGTATTTAAGTTATTATTGATATATATATATATATATATATATAATATGAATTATAATATTTTGAATTTAATTAAAATTGATTTCATAAAAAATAAAATGATTTTATATTTAATTTATTAGATATGAAAAAACAAACAATCTCCGAAAAAAATATATTATTAAACTATTTCAAAAATAAAAAAGGTTCTCAATGTTCTATTAGTGGAAATAATTACGAAAAACAAATTCATAATATCATTAAATATTGTTATATTAATGATAAACCATTTAATACTCAAAAAAAGGAAGAATTAGCTGGGTCTTCAATTAAAAATGATCTTGAATGTAATTTTATTGAATACAATGATGTCGGTATAGAAGCAAAAAAATATAATACTCCTGATTGGATGCAATGTAGTATTAAATATAATATGATTTCTAAAAAATGGGAAGCTACAAAAAAAGGAAAAAATCCAATTGAATGTAGAGAATTATTTAATATTTTAATTAATAAATTAAATCTATATAATGATAATATTCCTCCTTTCATGCTTAAATCAATTACACATGACGAATGGACTACTATAAAACAAAATACTGATATATGGAACGACTATTATATCGATATACCATCTGATAGTATATCTAAATTATATCAAGCAAAGGGTTGTAAATATATACAAATCAGTAATGGTTATGGATTATACCATTTAGGTAGTGACGTTTGTGGATTTAATGTTCCCTATTTTCATATAGAACAACAACTTCGTATTCGAATAAAAATACATTCTCGTATAAATAAAAAAGGATTTTGCACTTTATCTGTTACTATTGCATGTCAACCTAAAAATATTAAACATCTTATTAAATCAAAATATTCATTAGATAACAAAGATAAACTACCTCATTCCTTAATTTATAAAATATAATTTAACCAATAATAACTATCTCTGATGATTTCTTTGATTTATTCATTCCATAACTCCAACCTGTTTCTATAATTTTATAATCTTTATATAATTTTTTTATATATTCACAATTATTATATGTCATTAACCAATTTTTTTTTGTAGACAAACATTTATATAATCTATCATGTTCAAATGTACTATGCATATCTCCATTTTTTCCATATAATCTAGATGTTTTTTCTAAATAATATGGTGGATCTAAAAATATCAAATGTGTGTTATCCTGGTTTTCATTTATAAACTCTTCAAAATCAAAATTATATATAATAAAAATTGTTAAATCCATCTTTCTTATCCTATCAATTGAAGATTTTGTAAATCTCTTTTTTGATGCTTCTAATGAAAACCCTCCTGATAACGTAGCACCACTAAACGAACAACGATTTATTATAAAATACATTATACTTTGATTTAATTTATTCTCTTCTTCTATTATATTTTCTCTTAATTTAGTAAACTCTTCTTTGTTTATAAACTCTAATTTTTGAATAAGTTTTTCACATAAACTTTCGTTATCCATTTTACAAATACTCCAAAAATTATAAAGAGGTGTAAATTTATCATTTGCTACAATATCTAAATTATATTTGTTTTGTAAATGAAATTCAAATGATCCACCACCAAAAAATGGTGATATAATATTAGTAAATTTATTTATATCAAAATACTCATTCAAAATACTCTCTAATTTTTTACATGCTCTCGTTTTACCACCTGGATATCTTAATGGTGATTTGTTTTTTTTTTCATTTTCCATATTATTTTCCAATATTGTTATATATAAATAATTGTTAAATCAATTTTATATATATTATTTTGATATTGGATAATGATGTAATAATTGATCATCATGTTGATTATCATTATTTTCATCTTTTAATAATCCTAATTCTATTAATTGTTGTTTGACTTCATCAAATGTATATATTATTTTACGTTCATTATATATTATTGATTTTATAGCATCCAATAATTCTGTATTATATGTTTCTTTACACTTTATATCTGGATATCCATATATTATATGATATATTTCATATTCTGCTTTTAATATAACACGTTCTATTTGAACACTTATATTCGCTACACCCTCATTGGGTTCTAATATTTTCTCATATTTTCTCGCTACATCATATTGATTAAATGCTACATCTATTAATTCTATTGTATCTTCACAATCATCAAAATTATATCCTTCATATTTTATTTTCAATTCTTCAAATCTATTTTTTAATATATATAACAAATATACATTCTTTTTTAGATATTCTTCTTTTGATTGTACCAATGGACTAATTAATACATCAAATAAATACCTTTTGAAAACATCTATTTCATATGGAATAGTCTTTTCTACTTCACCACTACCACCACTACCACCACTGCCACCACTACCACCACTCACAGCAATAGTTCGTTTTGAAATTGTTCCTATTAAATTCTTACCACCTGGAGTATTTGTCATCTATATTTTATTATTATATTTACATTATAATTTAGGTTTATTCATATCTTTTTTATTCTACATTATATTCAATTGTGAATTACCTATTATGACACGCAAAAATGTAATTTATAGTAATATGAATCCTCTTCATAAAGAATCACAACGTCTTAATATTCATTTTAATACTCGTTTTCGTGACAATTATGAAAATTCTTCTCCTTCTGATTTCGTTTACACTTTCAGACAACCTATTACAAATGTCCTTTCTTTAAAATTACTGTCCATTGATATTGTATCTTCTTGGTATATGATTGATAAAGATGACTCTACTAGTACATTCAATCTTCAATATAATTATAAAATTCCAAATGTGGATATGAGTAATGTAAAAGTTAAAATGGATGAAGGTAATTTTTTAAATATCGATAATTTTCTTGGTGTATTACAACCTATTATAGAAACATCCATTTCAAATGAAACGTTTCAACTTGGTCCTACCATAGACGTTGAAACTATAACTTTACCAAATGGAACGCCAATTATAAATACTAGTTTAAATACAAGTTCTACATATCCTCGTATTGAATTTAATATAAATGAATATAATTTGAAATCTATTTTTACAATTACTTTTCCTAGAGATACTACTGATATTAGTAATATTCGTTTATTCTTTTGGGACGATAACAATAAAATTTCTCATATTAGTCGAACACTTGGTTGGAATTTAGGTTTCCGAAAAAATGAATATCTTATTCATCGTGATATGTCCAATAATATTCCTATTTCATTAAAAGATGTTATTTCGTATTCAACTGATGTTAATGGTAATCATGTTTATTCCGTTGTATCTGAAGGATTATTTGATGCTGGAACAGATCGTTATCTATTTTTTTCATTAGATGATTATATTAATAATAGTATTAATGCTCATCATGTTATGCTCAAAGATAATATTCTTGATAATAATATTATTGGTAAAGTAAATATATTTGAAGGAGCTTTCGGTATTAACGTTCAAGATTATTCATCGGTTGATAATGCTAAACAACGTGAGTATCATGGTATGGTTGATATTAAAAAAATACATGTTCGTATTTATAATGAATTTGGAGAGATTATTAATTTACATAATATGGATTTTGCATTTACTCTCGAATTTGAACAATTGTATAATACCATATAAAAATGATATAATTTAAATTAATTTATATTATTTGTATATTAATTTATATTATTTGTATATATGATTATAATGATGTAATTGCTGTGAAATATCCTTTATTTTGTAAAGTCTCCAATATATTAAAATTATTTCCATTAAATTTTACATTATAATTAAATTTAAGTATTATATCTTTTACTAATGGATTAGCATTATGAAAACGTATATTTAATACCAAAATATGATATTGGTCATTTTCATTGCTACCAAATATAGTTTTAAATTCTAATTCTTGATCTACACTATTTGTTCCTGTTAATTTACCACTTTTATTCATAATCATTTCTAATATATCTGAAAATGTTAATGAACTATTAATAACACAAAAATCTAATAAAGTATTATATTGATTTAATTGATTCGTTATTTTCACCACTGAACATGGATCCATACATGAAAATTCTATTTTCAAATCTTGACTATACAATCTAAATACATTATCTAATAATTTAAATAAAGATTTATCAATATTTTGTTTCTTTAAATGAATTTCATTTTTTTCAGACATAGATTCATTTATCTCAAATGTCTCATAATTTGTATGATAAAATAAATCCATAAATCCGGATATATCCATTGCAATACCATCTAATGAAATTACATGAGCATCTAACTCTTTTGGTGATGATAATTCTTTTGAATCCAATACCACGAAATCTATAATTCTTGATGTATCTGATAACAAAGCATTCGATGAATCTGCTAATCCAGCATCTTTTATTCCTGTATAGACTGTGTCCGTCATAATTTTTATAGTAATATATTAATATATAATATACATTAAAATAATAAACAAATATTTTATTTTATTTGGTATTGTACTTGTCAATAAAAATAATTTGATTTTGTTTTGAAAATAGTGATTCCATTTCTATTTTATATAATTTCGTTTTATTTGAATTCCGTATCGATAATCCTCTTACGTATCCCATTTGATTTTCTATTAATGTTGCTTTGCTATGACTTTTCTTTTTTTGATTGGTATATTCGTCATAGATATATTTTATATCATCGTTTGTTATTTCATCATAATGAATACCTTTCATATCATGAATAGTGAAACCTTTATGTTCTGTATGATTTTCTATATTTGATATTTTTATTTTTTTTAAAGAAGATTGATTATCGCAATCCATACGAATGCCAAATATTCCTTTGATAACATGATGCATATTATCTCCTTGAAAAACATAAAATAGGTTTGTATCCACAATTTTTTTATTCATTTCTACCCAATCAATAACTTCTTTATTTATCTTATTTCGTTTCACAGATAATTCTTTTCTAAATTGAAATCCATATGAAACTGCTTTACCGATAATAAGTTGAATATTAGATATTAGATTTCCTTTATAAAAACCCATATCATCTATTGTATTTACATTTTGTGTTTGTAAAACAGAACCTACAACATCGGATATTATATTATTTGGTGTATATGTATTTTCTATTTGGAGAG